TGTGACGCAAAAAGGGAGACCATGTATATCAAAGACCATGATAAATGGGAAAAAGAGGACAATGAATTGAAACAGATGAGAGAATTGGTGCGTTATGTGAGGGACAAAAACATTTCCATGGTAAATACATGGCGGGACATGTATCCAGAGTGTGTCAAAAGCGACTCAAAGAAAACAACGCAATACAATAAGATTTACATGGAATCATTTGGTGGCGAAACGGGCGGAGAAAAAGGCACTAAGTTGGAGAAGGAAGAGAAAATTATTAGTCGGATTGCAAAGGCGGTTGTAATAAATAAAGGCGAATAATTAGTCTTTGAAATATACGATTTTTTTATGTTATTTTATATAAATGAAATATAATAACATTACACAAAATTTAAGTCATTATGGAGATATTTTAGCAATACCTTTCTTTGCTTTGTTAACGATTTACTTTTATTCCATTGAAAATAAATCACCAACGGAATACATATTATTATTTTTTTCTATATCTGGATTTGTATTGGATATTTTTTATACTTATATCTTTTTTCGTTAAAAGATACTTAAAGAACCCTTGGTCTTATAAAATATTCAATTATTTTTCCCAAGAGTATTTTGGGAACTTGGATTTCGGACATTTTAAAAATGTCCAAAATTGGAAAATCCCAAAAAGTCTTGAAAAATTGTAAGAGTTAAGACCATAATTGAAAATTAGCGTCTCGTCACTAAAAAAATAATTGTAAAATTGTTATGATAAATTTTTTAATTTGTAAATAACTTAAAATTATTTTGTTGCCAAATAGTATAAAAATGGCAACGGATTTTAGTGAAAATAGTGAAAAATCTCAACCGATATTTTACTGTAAAAAATGTGACTATACATGCTTTAAAAAACAATATTTTATTCAACACAATAACACACAAAAACATAAAAACATGTTTGGCAACGCCGTTGCCAATAGTGACAACAACACTGAGTTGCCTAATAAATATGTATGTGGTTGTGGAAAAGGTTACGAAGATAGGTCTGGTCTTTGGAAACATAAAAAAACATGTAATAATGTCGAAGACACAACCAAAAATATAACTGTAAAAAACCTACAGGATAATCCTATGGATATTATCATAAGTTTAATAAAACAGAACAGTGAATTGAAAGATTTAATTATAGAAAATAATAAACAAAATTTTGAGATTCAAAAGCAGTTGATTGGCAATAGTCAAACCATCAATAATAACACGTACACAAATAATAGTCACAATAAAACATTCAACTTAAATTTCTTTTTAAACGAGACCTGTAAAGATGCGATGAATTTAAGCGAATTCATTGATTCCATGAAAATCCAATTATCGGACCTTGAGAATGTAGGGAAAATGGGGTTCGTGGATGGTATTTCCAATATTATCATCAAGAACCTGGAAGCGCTTGATGTGGAGAAAAGACCGATTCATTGTTGCGACGCAAAGAGAGAAACAATGTATATAAAGGATCAGGATAAATGGGAAAAAGAGGACAATGAATTGAAACGCATGAAAGAATTAGTGAGAACCGTGAGGGACAAAAACATTTCTATGGTGAATACATGGCGCGATTTGTATCCAGAATGCGTTAAAAGCGACTCGAAGAAAACAACGCAATACAATCAGATATATATGGAAGCATTTGGAGGTGAAACAGGAGGTGAAAAAGCAACCAAACAGGAAAAAGAGGAAAAAATTATTAGCAAAATTGCGAAATCAGTTGTAATTGATAAAAATTTAGTTTTATAAAATTAATTTTTTTAAATTTTATAAAAAAAATAAAAAATTGAAATACTTTTAGATTTGTAATGTTATTGTATAAATTCTATATAAACGCTTAAATAATTTTAAATTTAAACAAAAAAAGTTAACAGTAAAGTAAAAATGTCGTCTGGTCAATATTCCGTATATATTCCCACCATTCACAATAGTTATACCGAGCACTCGGTTCGCGCATTCTTTGAACTTAATCATACTGGAGAGGTCGTCCGCGTTGATTTTGCGCCTTTAAAACATGACGAGAAGAAACCGTATCGTCACGCATTCGTTCATTTTAACCCTCTAAGCAGAACAAATATGATTATGAAGACCATTGAAGAAGAAGGTAGTTACAGATTTTACCCATATGAAACAAATACCCGCATGAACACACAAATTTCCGAGAAACAGCAGAATGAATACTGGATTTTCCTTAAGAACAAGGCACCCGTCGCAGAAACGGAGCAAAACATACACCAAGTTTCGCACAATGTCAAGTTGCTTGAAGAGCGCTTAGAGAAGATGGAGAAAATGGAAGAAAAGATGGCGCAAATGGAACAGCGCTTGGAGCAAATGGAACATAAGATGTCGAACCTGATTCGACTGAATGACACGTTTGCCAAAGTAATTGAGGTTCAATCAATCAACATAGAATCTCTTTCTAAAATAATCAGTACAAAGGAAGAATCTGTAAAGGAACAATCTGTAAAGGCAGAACCCGCGATACCCTTAACCAACGCAAGTTTGGAAGCAATCGAAACTCAGATTCATGATGTAAAGACCGAGTGTGACGAAAAATATTGGCAAGTTTATGATAAATTTGAAGAGCAAATGGAACAATATTCGAAGGACGCCACGTGGTTGTTTAAATGCGCATCAAATGAGATAGAAAAACTGGCGGAGAAAAATGGTAAGACGGTCCGCGATATTCAGTATTGCGTTGAAAGAGTGGATTCTGCGATGTTTTCGTGTAGACACGCGGAGGAAAAAGATAACCGCATTATGGATGTTGTGTATTATCTATTGGTCCAACTTGCGGGTAAGGAAGTTGCCGATGCTAAATTCGATTTTATGAAGTTTAACTATGTTGATAGATCTGTAGCACCTTTGAAAAATAAAGAACTTCTATAAATATTTTGTGTATGTATTTTGTATAATGTATAATGTATATTTTGTGTGTATTTTGTAGTATATTTTAATTAAAATAAATTTAAAGAGGATTTAACCTCTTTTTTTTATTCTTTTTCTTTTTTATTATTTTCATTTTATTTTAAAAAAATAAAAAATTGAAATACTTTTTATTTTTTGATTCAAGTGTATTAATAAAATAAATAACCAACCCAGTTAAACTATTATAAATATAAATATAAAATGATGATGAATACTTTTGAAGAAGAAGAAGAGAGAACCTGTTTTCTAGATACCCCGGTTTGTTGCCTCAAATATGACGGCAGTGATATTCACAACATTGACTATGAGTTTGACAAATGTTTCGGAGATAAACCCTATTTGAAAATTTTATTACACATGGACAAGTTCACGAAAAATCAGGTTAAGACCCTAAACACGCTGACTCGGTTTAACATTTGCGAAGCAATCGTGTATGTTAGTAGTTGCCACTGTTGCGGCGCCACACTTGAATATGGTGAAGACACCGAGTTACTCGAGTTGACTAAACAACTCGTGTGTAGTAAGGAATGCGAAACAAAAATGCGCAATAAAGAAACCCAATGTTACTTTGGTGAGTCCTGTAATATGTGTAATTTGTCCAGTAATACCGAAAAATGTGACTGCTATATTTGTAACATAGACGGCGACGACGAGGTAAATCATTTAAACCGATTACACGACACGTGTTTTGATTCAGACGGTTATGAAAAACTAAAGAAATACGCAAAAACAAATATGATTACTATGAGAGATGCCATAAGTTACTCGCAGTCGTGCCACGCTTGTAACTATTATTATTTAGATTGTGGCGAATGTAGCATGTACGGAGATACTTACTGTTGTGAGGAATGTGAGACAAAAATTGAAATAAACCAAGAACCGTGTTTTAGCAACGAATGCAACATGGAATGTAAGATTTGTTCCAATCCGGACAAAACCTTGGCGTTTAACACTAGATACAATGTAGATTTTGATGATGAAATAATAAGTCAGGTTAAGAATTACGCTAAAAAATACGACATGAATATTAAAGACGCAATTGAATATTATCTTTACTTGAATCATCATGATGATGAAATATTGCTAACAACCGAGGACGCGGGTATTTTAGAGGAGGAAGATATTATGCCGCCTTTATCCAAGGCAACCGTTGACAATGTTTTGTTAGCAAAGAAGTTGTTACCCGAGGAACTAACACTCGGCAATTTTAATATTGCTGGACCATCAAGAGAGAGAGGAATGTTAGATAGCGAGATATGGGACGAGATTGAAGACGCGGATGGCGCGATATTTTACTTGAGAAAAGGGTCTTATAGACTTGTGTATCCAGGACCCCCGGCGCCCAGATATAATTTGGAATGGTATGAAATTGGTGACAACTTTTATGTTGTGAAAAAGGTATGAAAAATATATGAAAAATGTATAATGTATAAATGTATAATGTATATAAATTTATAATAATTAATTAAAAAATGACAGACGCAGGGACCTTTTGTCCTTGCGTTTTTTTACGCTAAAGTTTGGATTTTACTTCCAATTGTTTTATAATAGTAGTTTTAAAAGTAAATAATATATAAGTATATTTGATAATGCCTCCCAATCCGCTCAATTGGAATATGCTAACCCCCCCATACCACTCATGATTCTGAGCACGTTATAGTTGGTAGCATAAACTCTAACTTTGGCAGTCTTGGTTCCCTCAACGGTGGCGTTGGAGAGCACAAGTTGGAGTGTGGCGTTATCAATTCTGGAGAAGTTGCACGTTCCCGAGGGTTGATGCTCTTCAGGTCTTAGCGCAAAGGAGTACACATTGATACCCTCATCAGGGTTTCTAGTGTGAGACTGGTAAGGCTGGACCCAAGAGAAGTAAGAACCTTCACGCTCAGAGAAGCGGTCTTGTCCGTTAAGTTGGAGCTTAGCGGTGACAACAGGGTTCTGTCCCCAGCAGTGCATGTCCAAAGAGGTCTCAGAAAGGACGAAAGTGCCGGCATCAGAAACACCCGAGTTCTGGTTATGAGAAGTATCAGCAAAAGCACCCTCGGCCTCAAGAGCAGCAATCACATCCGCAGTAAGACCATTGGTGTTGGGACTAACACCGGGACCGCCAAATCCGACCTCATTGTAAGGGTCGGTGGGACCATTCCAGTATCCAGTGAAGTTAGCACCGTTAACCTCGTCAACAGCACCGGCATCATGGAACAAACCACGGGCATCAATGTAAGCGCGAGAGTCAGCAGCAACCGCAGTGGGACCACCAAAAGCGTGGATAGCATTGGGGAGAGCATCGATGGCATCAGTGTAATTGAAAGGTTGGGCACCAAGAACCTTGTACAAGAGAGCATCGCAAGTCAAAGACGAGCAATAGTCAACATTTTGATCAGGTTGGACGACCCAGATGAGTTCTTTAACAGGGTGATTAAAGTTGAGTTTAATCTTATTGGAAGAAGAACCAACAGACTCATCACCAGTGAACTGGAGCTGAGAAATCAAGTACTCATGGGGGTTCTGTGCCATTCTTCGGCGCTCATCAGTATCAAGGAAGACATAGTCAACATACAGAGAGGCGGCAACCAAAGACTGATTGTAAGCAATTGTTGCGGGAACAGGGCGTCCAACAGTGTATTGACCGGCAGCAGCTCCATAAGGATTTGTGTTGCAGTTCAATGTGGTAACCGCCCACAAGCACTCATCAATAGGACGAATATCAAGATTAATCTTGACCTCGTGATACTGGAGAGCAATTAGAGGAAGGGCAAGACCAGGGTTGGTGCAAAACCAGAACTGGAGAGGCACATACAAAGTGGTCTCAGGAAGAGCGTTTCTGGGAGCGCAAACTTGACGGGGAGCCAAGGAATCGCAAGGACCATCAACATCCGAGAAAGAGGGGTCAGTAATGAAGGTAAGGGCAGTGGTGTTACCAATCATCTTGAAGTATCCACGCTGCTGCTCGGCAGTCATTGTAAGTTGATTCCAGATGTGCATCCAGTCACCATATTGACGGTCAATTCTTTGACCACCAATCTCGACCTCAACCTGGGCGATGAGCTGCTCGCCGGGGAAGTCCAACCAACGAGCATAAACGCCGGTATTTTGTCCAGTAGAATAGGTGCCAAGACCCATGAGCTGGTTAATCTCAGGTAGAGTCACCTGGAGATAAGTGCGGTAAGCCAAGTCACCGTTTCTACTGATTGTGCATTGAACTCTGCGTCCAAAATCAGCCTGTCCGTTAAAAGTCTGTTCAATAGACTCGATGGCAAAGTTAGTGTATCTGCGATACGTGACCTTCCAAAAAGTGATCTGCGGGTTACCAGTTAGGTAGACATCCTGTGCGCCATAAGCGACCAATTGCATTAATCCTCCTCCCATTTTTATATTATGACTAAAGAAAAAAAAATTATGAAAATCAAATTAATTAATTGAATTAAATAAATAAATTAATTAAATAAATAAAAAATTATATTATGACCATTTTTAATAAAAATGAATTAATTTGTTACCAAAACAATATGTAATAATATAATAATATAATATAGTATATTGATGTTAGAAAATCCTCAAAATAAAACAGAACTATTTATTGCTAAAGCAAATAAAATTCATGGAAATAGATACAACTATTCAAAAGTTAATTATATAAATGCCAAAACAAAAATTACCATAATATGTAGGGACCATGGCGAATTTTATCAAACACCGTCAAATCATCTAAGTAACTATAATTGTCAAAAATGTGCCAAAAATTTTCAGTTAAATACTGAGTCTTTTATTGAAAAAGCAAAAGTTATACATAATAATAAGTATGATTATTCAAAAGTTAACTATATAAATGCTGATACCCAAGTTATTATAATATGTAAAGAACACGGCGAGTTTACACAAATACCCGATTTTCATATAAATAGAAAATGTGGTTGTCCAAAATGTGCTAATAATAAAGTAGATTTATCAGAATTTATTAAAAGAGCAAATAAAATACATAATTATAAATATGATTATTCTAAGGTTGAATATACTAATAATAGAAATCATGTAATTATAATTTGTAAAAAACATGGTGAATTTAAACAAACGCCTGATATACATATAAACCATAAATGTGGTTGTCCAAATTGTATCAATAAAACAGAATATAAATTTTATGAAAAAATAAAAGATTTATACCCCACAATTAAAAGACAATACAAGGTAGAATGGTGTAAAAATAAGTTATGTCTGCCATACGATTTTGCTATAGAAGAATTAAAAATTATTATTGAACTTGATGGCGAACAACATTTTACACAAGTTTCTAATTGGACTTCACCTGAAACCCAAATAGAAAAAGATAAATTTAAGACGGAATGTGCTAACCAAAATGGTTTCTCTGTAATTCGCCTTTTACAAGACGATGTTTCTAAAGATAAGTTTGACTGGTTGAATGAAATTCAATTAAGTGTTTCTAAAATTATCAATGAAGAAAAAATACAAAATGTATACATTTGTAAAAATAATGAATACGAATTATTGTAAAAATAAAATAAAATAACAAATTATTTTACAATTTTTGACATGTCAAAATTACTTTTCATGAATGTAAGCAAATATGCTTCATCCATAATTTCTTTTTTCCCTTCATGATTCTTTTTAAAAACATAAGAATCGCTCATTTTTTTAATCGACCACCCTTCTTCTATTGCATTATAGAGTAATAACATTTTTTGGAATTTGATACTATCAATTGTAAAATTTTCATTATCTAAATCTAAATTAATTTTAATTTCCATTTAATTTACTAAATAAAACCAAGAAAACTATTATTATGTTTAAACCCACTTTTAAAAAAAGTGGGGCAAAAAATTGCTTTTGAGAAAATTCACTTTTCTTATGAAATTTGGAAAAAGTGGAGCAAAAATAAAATCCAAATATATTCCAATTAAAATCCAATTAAATAGATTTTGCTCCACTTTTTCTAAAAGTGGATTGATTTATATTTTACCATTATTAAGAATTAAAAAAACAATGCTATTAAATATAAATGCCATCCTTTAAACCTAAAAACAATAAAAAATTCAAATACAATAAAAAAAGTTCAATCACGCTCGATGGAAAACACAAGGAGTTTTTAAATGAGTTTTCAGTGAATGAAACAGATACAATTCCTAGTTTAAAACAAGAAAACATTGAATTAGAAGAGAGACTAAGAACAAAGTCGAATTCTTTAACCATTGAACAAAAATTAGATATTGAAGATAGAATGAAAGAAATCAAATCTACCATTAAAGAACTAAAATTAAAAAAAAAAGATTATTTCTTAAATAATTCTAAATATATATTTGATTACTTTGAAAACAAGAAAAATATATCAGATTCCAATGCGAATGCGAATACCAATACTATAAATTCTAAAACAAAATTGATGAATACTTTTTTTAAAATTAAAAAAGATGATGAACCTGTTACAAATAATAATAACAATAATACAAATATTGTTCAAAAATATCTGAGTAACATCGACGACAGTTTTCTAGATTTAAATGCTTTTATTTTTCAAACCGATATTTGTAAATTTTGTAATAGCGGCGAATTAATACCCTTGGAAGACGAAGGTATTCTTATTTGCAATACATGTTTTAAAAGTATTCCTTATTTAATTGAAAATGAGAAACCGTCTTACAAAGAACCGCCCAAAGAGGTCTGCTTTTACGCTTACAAAAGGATTAATCATTTCAAAGAAATATTGGCGCAATTCCAAGGTAAAGAGACAACCCAGATTCCTTCGGATGTTATTGAAAATATTAAAATTCAGATTAAAAAAGAGAGAACTGATGTCTCTCAAATTACAAATCATAAAACCAAAGAAATTCTTAAAAAGTTGGGTTATAATAAATACTATGAACATATACCATTTATTAAAGACAAATTGGGAATCAAACCGCCGGTCATGTCGCAGGAACTCGAGGAGACACTGTG